TAGAATCAAATACAATAAAGACCTTTCCGAAGAAGAGAAACAAAAAGCTTTAGCGTTCGCTGAACAAGAATACCAAGACTTTGATAAGAGTGGAGCTATGAACGTCTATAGTCGATATAGAGACGAAGAAAACCAAGCCATGAGAGAACTAGACTCTCAAAGAATCACCGCAGGGGATCTTCTTCCTAATAAACATTGGTCTCAAGAATCTTTAGATCAATTTGAAAAACTTAAAGAAATCTTTAATCGTTTAACCGATCTTAAAGAAGCTTAATTACTTCCAACCGTCTTGATAGATATACATCGTATCTTCTAAATCCCCAATAAGAGTTTGAAAGATAGCTTTTTGTTCTTCTTTAGTTTCGTACTTTGGAAGATTCTTTTTAATATAATCTATTAAACGATCCAGCTGTTCAACTTGTTTATTGTCTAATTGAGCTAAACTCATAGGTTTAAAAGACTCGTAAACTTTATTAAATTTATTCATATATTTTATTTATGATAGATAAGATACCCTAAAAGACTCGCTTTAGCCATCCTAAAAAATATTTTAATGTTGGCTTTATAAATCAAGTAATAAGACCAAAAAGTCTTATAATTTTTATTCTCCAGACAGAAAGCTAATTCTTCCTCTGTATAGAGAATCTTTTTCATACCTTAAATTACTTATGTTTTCCAGAAGTAAGGAATGGAACGATTAGTCCAAGTAGCTTTCTTGGTAGTCTTTCCAAAAGCAAATTCTCTCTTAGCGGTATTGTAATAGTTCTGATAACCTTTTACCGGATCTCCAGGAACAATACACTCCGCAAAGGTCTTAAAGCATTGAGGATACTCTGACTCCGGTTCTTCTTTAAGACTTGGAGGGTTCTGTTTAGCCCACTTAACAAAGTCTTCTGTGAAATGTTTCTTAGGACCAAATCGATGTTCTTTTTCTTTCAAAAGACCTTCTAGGTGAGCAATGGTCCAATTAAAATTACTCTTATTCTCTCGAACCCACTTAGCCAGAGGATGATTGTAGTTACCATAAACTCGTGGAGTTCCTTTTTGGGTTCGAGGGCAATCTTCTTCTTTAAGTCTTTCTAGAGGATAACAATTAGCTACCAATTGAGAACCTTCAATAATAATCTTATTGACATGAAGGTCTTGATAATACTCACAAGCTTTAACAGGATCATTGTCTAGACGGAATAGATTCATAATTTCTTTTATTACAAACAATCTTCTTCAGAAGCTGGAGAACCTTGTTCCATTCCTCCCGGAAAATTGGTTTCTATTTCTGGGTATTCTTCAATATTCATATATTATTTTCTAGAATTCAAAAGACCTTGAATGTGTTCCATAGACCAATCTTTAGATATGGCTGTTCGAATAGTTTCATTCTTTTCCTTAGTAGAGAGATAAGACAGATAATCTCCTAGTCCCATTCCTAAAAGAGAAATTACTACAATCGTTACAATAGATATTATTACCCAGTCTGGTTTATTATTCTGATTCATATTCTTTTTGTTTTTTTAAAAGGATTCTTCCGTATTTGGTTATAGCTTTTTTAGTATATTCATCTAGGTTTTCTAGACAACCATGTGCAGAGAGACCACTTTCATAGAAAGCGTAGTCTTCTAAATCTTCAAGAGTTGGCTTCTTGTTCATCTTTTGTTTTCCAATAATTTTCAAGCTCTTCATTGCAAGCTACATAACCAAGTTTTCTTGCTTCTTTTCTACAAAGAGTTTTAAACCACCCTCCTCGATTACAGAGACTGCCATGCTCGCCAGTTACCTCACATATATAGGCTGATATTCTTTCTGCTTCAGAAATAATGTCATCAATAATTTGATCCTCAACTTTATCTGCACCATAAACGGTTATATAAAAACGAAGACACCCAAACTTTTCTTTAATTTGATTAGCAACGACTTGAACTTCTCTTCCGTCTTTTGAACAAAGATCGCAAAAGTATTGTAGCTTCTCCATGCATACGTCGAGAAGTTTATACCAACCCTCCTCTGTATCAATGCCCCAAGCCATACAAGTAACCTTAGGATCACCTTTATAATCTTTAAGGATTTTAGGGTATTTTTCTACTAATTTTTTTTCTAGTTCTAAATTCATAAAAATAATATAAATTTGAATTTAAAAATATCAAGGGATATAACCAATTAATCGAAACAAAAAAACAAAAACCTTATCTCTAATTCTAATAAACATTTTCTCCCATTTATTTTCATGTCTTTTACGACCAGAATCAAAAGCTATAAAAACGGCTTTAGTAAAATACTGATGCTTTAGTTCATCAGACCAACGGTGAGAAACATGAGAAGAATTTACCAAATCATTGACCAAATCTTTACATTCTTTATTGAGACGATTAAAGTGGCACGTATACCACTCACCATCTTTGATATAACCATTTTCTTTATACATATATTTGATATCCACGCGTTAAGACTTTCTGGGTAAAAGCAACGCAATGTCTTCTGCATCATCTAAAACTGCTTCTGAATACTCTCCATCCCACCACTTGTCTTGTTTGTGTTTGTTCTTAATCATAGGCACTTGATGAAGAGAATCTACTTCATCAAAGCCTCCTTCATATCCTTGTACAACCACTTTCATTTCAGGGTCTTGTTCAGATAGTTTTTGAATTAATTCTTTAACTTTCATTATTGTATGCCTAATTCTTTTCGATTAACAATTTCATTATAGGCTGATCTTAAAATAAAACAAATTTTATTTAATTCTTTAGCCTTTTCTTCGGTAGGATCTTCATTAAATTGATCCATTTTTTTACTCATTAAAACCTGAAAGTCTCCTATGAGTTTTTGGTAAGAACAAAATTGTGTGGTGAAGCGATCCTGCAAGTCTAAATCAATATCTTTCATATTATATTTTAAATTTATCCTCTCATGAAGTTTTTAACTACAGACCTAGCTCCATTGGCTACAAAGTAACGCTTGTTTTGATTGTAGTACTCTGCAGACATGGATTGCAAAGTTCCTCCTGTCTTGTGATCAAAGACCATAATGCCTTTTCTTGGTTTGACTGGCTGAATCTTTTGAGCACAAGGCGAACAAAAGACAGTATCTGGCAATACTTCCAAGCGTTCTTCCTCAATAAGAGAGGCACAGCACTTACAATATTTGATATTCATTTAAAGAAGTCTAAATCTTTTTTAAGACTTCTTCACGCTTTTTTTATAATCGATGATAAAATTCGACAATAATTTGTTCTAATTTACACCACGTATCTTCCAAATCATCTAACACCTTTTTATCTACATTAAATTTAGTATCTTTTTCTAAAAGCCAATAGATTTCATTAAGATGGTCTATACTTTCTTGAATAAGTTTTAAAGTTTCTTGGTTGGTATTGTATTCCATATTTAAAAATTCTAGTTAAGGTTAATTTCTTCTAGATTTTAAGGAATAGAGACATTATTTAAACCAATAAAAAATGTACCTCCAACTTTAGAGTTCTCGGCTACAAAACCCTTTAAATCCTTAGTAAAATCCATAACATATATACTTATGGATTTTATATGTAACTATTTCAATGTAAACTACATTTAAAGATGTAAAATAACAGACTTACCAGAATCTTTAGTAACTCTATAATACCTATCTTCTGAGGGGTAATAACGACTGTATTTGTTGAGATATTCGTGTACCTCTTCTGGTGTATTGAAAGGAGACAACATCACATCATACCACTTATTGGTATTCCCAATACGGCGTTCGACTTTATAAGGTTTATTGATTTTCATATTATTGCCAATAAGACATCATACCGACTATACACAAAGCAGCCATCATTAAAATTCCTCCAACAATGACACCACTCAAAAACATAATCACATTAATAAGATGAGGTTTAGAGAAGTTTCGTTTCTTGGTAAAAACATTATTCATGACAATTTTTTTAATAACGGTACCCATAATAATTAGAATCTGAAAAATGTTGCAGCCAAGGGTTTTGCATTCGAGCATTTACTTCTCGAACTTGATTTTGATAATTTAACAAACCCGCGGAATAACAATTAGGACCCATTACTCCCGAAACCACTTCATTCATTTGAGCGGCATCAATCTGGCGTTGATTCAACTCTTGTTGTATAAGATCTCTTTGTGATGGTCCTCGATAATAACCAGTCATCATAGGCAACCTATTCACCGGAACTCTATTCACGGTTTGATAGACTGCTACGACTCGAGAAGAAGGATAAGGAGTGGTATAAGCACAGCTTACCATAAACACGCTACAGATCAACATTAGTATTTTTTTCATATGTGATTTACTTTACCTTTATAGTTTCTGAAATTAATTCGAAATTGTCAACCCTTATTTTATATTAAAAAGTATTTGACTTTAATTTGTGAAGTCTTATTATATAGGTATGTTTAATTTTATCACTCTTAGCAAATTGTTTGTCATGTTGGTTATGGTCATTTCTTTGTTCTACGCTCCTACGTATCTGATCGCTTTACTGGTAGTAGGTATTAGTTTACTAAGCATTTCGTTGACTAAGTGAAGAAATATCTCACTCCTTTAAAATTTAAACAACCAGAAAATAATATTTTCTTTTGGGGTTGTTTACATTTAAATCACGATCCTAAGTGGGAGAATCCTCTTTGGAAAATGAGAGGTTTTAATTCCGTTCAAGAACATAATGAAGCTATTGAAATGGCTTGGAGAAAGTCTTTAAATGATGAGTCTATTATTTTTCTTTTAGGCGATACTTGTTTTGGATATCAAGCTGAGGAATATATGGATTCTTTCTTTCATCGAGTACCCTTTAAAGAAGTATATTGGCTACCAGGAAACCACACAGCAGGATGGAAACAATTTTTATCCAAATCAGACTCCGAAGGGGTAATAGATAGGGGCCACCAGAAAATTTATTTGACTCCTAATTACTTGGAGATGTTTATCAATGGCCATTCTGTGGTAGCTTCACACTATCCTATTGCCTCTTGGAATGGTCAAGGTAAAGGTTCTTATATGGTGCATGCTCATGTGCACGGAACTTTGGAAAAGTCTGAGTTAGGTAAACTATTATATCGTTCTAGGATTAAAGAAGTGTCCGTAGAAAAATGTTCAGAACCTATTTCTTTTAATGATATTAAAAAGAGTTTTGATCAAAGTATTATTACCTATGATCATCACGGGTTAAATACTTTAAATCCTTTTTAGAGTTCTGCGTCTACATTGAATGTAATGCCATACTCGTTGAGGCCTGACGGTATGTTTACTGCTATGATGCACCAATGAGAGTTTTGCGTAGACATAAACCCGGTAGAAGCAGCTGCCGGTCCAGCTATTCTGGTTATCATCGGCGTTGCTGTTCTTTTTGTTACTTTATACGAATAAAGCACCTTCCAATTTGAATCAGTAACTGGTACATTGTTGTCGATAAATTGTGCACCATATTCAAAATACCTTTGACACAAAGCTAATTCTGTTCCAAAAGGTCTGTGTTCAAAAGGAGTCGGAGTAGGGCCTTTTTCTAATTGAACTCCGGTAATAAGAAAAGTATTCCCTGTGGTGTCTAAAAGATTAGTTTGATTAGATGATGTTATAAAATCTCCAGTAACCCAAGAATTTAATAAAGGAGCTACATTAGAAGAGGCTCCAGCTAATGTAAATCCTAACTTTAATCCTCTACCATTAGTCCAATTCCAAACTCCCTGTGAAGCATCTATCGGAGAAACATATATGGTTTTCTTTTCCCAATTGTTGGTATTGATATTATATTCTGCTACGTAAGACCTATCCGGAGTAACTCCATTACCTGCATTATTTAAATGCACACTGTAAGTTCCTGTCTTATTACTTTTAACCCAGAAAGAGACAATAATAGGTTGGTTGATTAAATCTCTAGCATCATAACCTTCAATATATTGCTCAATTTCTAAAAATTGGGTATTAGCATTAGAAATGGTAGTAGTAGTAAATCTTAAACTACTTTGAAATTCAAAATTAGGAACATCATTACTTTGAGTAATATCTCCTCTACCTGGTCTCGCTGGTATTTCAGAACTAACATTCCAACGATCTACCGTATATTGTGAACTCACAGCGACACTAAAAGTGGTACCTCTTTGAGCAATTAACATATCCCCGTTAATGATTTTATTTCTAAAAGCAAAGCTACCCCCATTAAAGGCGATCATGTTATTGGATACAGTTGTGGACATATAAGATATTTAGTCAAGTTGACAAAAGTAATTCATGTAATTAAATTTAAATTTATATGAACGGTAATTTTTTTGACAAATTTTGTTGGGTTGTTCTTCTTATTTGTTGTTTATATACAACTTATTATGGTACTATGACCATAATCCAATCGATTTTTCGTTAATAATATCTTGATTTTATAGTTTTTATTTATAAAATAGCGTTTAATGAAAAATAAAAGACCTAAAAGAATTCAAGTTGAATTTGAGAGGCAACATTTATTGGTTCTTATTTCAGCTCTTGAAACCTATTCTCGACTTCAATCAGGTCAAATTAAAATGGCTATGGATGAAGTCTTTTGGGATAGAGGCTTTAAATACGAAGAAGGCCAATACCTGGAAAACGTGATAAGATCTATTGCATTTCCTCCAAACATAAAAAGAGAATATGATGGTCATGGTGGTTTCTATGATCAATACGGCAATGAGTATAATGAAAGCGGGGAGATTGTAAAAGAAAGTGAAGAATGGAAGAATAAAAAAATCAGACCTCATCTTGATCATCCTAATTCTTCTTTTGGTGTAGGGTGCAAGGAAATGATAAGAGGTACTATTGCTTGGGAGATTAAAAAAGCAATTGAACAATTTTTACATTATGAACGAAACGATGGTTACCGAGATATGGGTGTGGACGGTGATGGTGTACTTAATATATCTAACATTCCGGATGTCAAAATAATCAATCCAGAAACTAAAAACTATTGGATACCCGAAAAGTGGTTTCTTATTCCTAAAAGGTATCAGGAGAAAGTTAAAGAAGCTATCTTTGTTAAAGACTATGACGTTGCTTGGAAGTTTGCGAATAAAGCTCTTCCTAAAGACAATTCTATTAGTGGTAATAAAAGAATAGGACAAAAAGAATCTGTTTATTATCTTGTGGTAGAAAAACCTTATAAAATAAAATGAAAACAATGGAACTAAGAGAATGGTTTTTTAAAAAAACTAAAATTTGGAGCTTGTGGGATATACTTCCGTTTAGGTGGTCTATGTATTATTATGATTACATAAAACCTATTTTTAAACCTCAACATCAAAGAATCCGTAAAGCTATTCCAAGAAATTGGTGTGACATTACCTCTTTAATTGAGACAGTAAATTTTGAATTTATAAAATCTTTTTATGAAGATGAATACAAAAACGGCGTTGTTGATTGGAAAGCCACTGAACACCATAAAGAATTTGAAGAGTGGTTGATTAAAGCTTATCGATATATTACAGTCGAAAGACCCATTCTAGAAAAAAGATTAGAAGAAGCCTATCCTCCAACAAGGTCTATTAGTGAAATGTTTAAACCAATCACAGACGAAAATGGTAGAAAAATGTTTGAAATGATTGATGATGGTATTCCTTACGAGGTCAAGTATAAAAAAGTTAATGAACTTAAAGATAAAATAGAAAAAAAAGATACTAAAGTTTTAATTGAAATTATTAAACGAAGAGATGATTTTTGGACATAATGATTACTCAAAAATTAAATAATGAATTGCCTATAATTTTTCTAGGAGACCATCATGGAGATTGGTCGAACTTATTCTATCTTATTGATAGAAAAAAAATAAAAAATTGTTATTTGATTAGCGTCGGTGACAGTGGAATCGGATTTGAACCTAAGAATAAACAATTAAAAACTATAAATCGATTAGATGGTTTATTTAAAGAAAAGAATATTTATTTTAAATCTATTAGAGGGAATCATGATGATCCTTTTTATTATCAAAAAGAAAATAGAACCAATTTAAAACATTTTGAATTGATAGAGGATTATTCTGTTTATGAATATAATTCTAAACTTTTTCAATTTATTGGAGGAGCAGTATCGATTGATAGAACTGGAAGAAGAGAAGGGATCTCACATTGGGCAGGTGAAGGGGTTATGTTTGATAAGAGTAAATGTTGTAAGGTAGATGTTCTTATAACACACACGGCACCCTCTTACTGCTTTCCTCAACAGTTTAATGAAATGGTTTATGGTTGGGCGAGAGAAGATGCTTATTTGTTAGAAGACCTCACAGATGAACGAGCAGTGATGGATGAAATTTTTAAAATTTGTTCTCCAGAACAACACTTTTACGGTCATTTTCATTCTACTTGGACTGAAAGAGTAAACGGATGTGTCTCTAAACTTTTAGACATAAATGAACTTTACGAATACAAATAAATAAATTTATGAAACACAAAACAAAATGTATTCTAGCTACTGTGGTATTTATTTTGTGTTCTCTTTTTTATTATTGGTTCGTTTTAAAATAACAAATAAGACTTGAATTTTGATTTATAGGGTGTATAATTCTAGGTATTGTGAAAATTAATTTACCAGATAAAGATCAATTTTATTTGTTAGAAGGTAATTTTTGTGGTTCCGATGCCTATTTGATTACCCCTAAAATTGACGCTGAATGGAATGAAAATAATTTATTTTATCGTTCTTTAATTTTAAATAAGGAAGGAAATGTTTTAAGCTCTGGATGGCCTAAGTTCTTTAATTATCAAGAGAAACCTGGTTGCTATCCTAATCCAGAAAATTTTAAAGATTGGAACATTCAAGATAAATTGGATGGGTCTTTGGTCATTTGTGATTATGTGAATGGTCAGTTTAGCATGAGAACCCGCGGAACCTTTTCTTATGCTTCTCAAGAAAATGCTAAAGACTTTGAATTGCTCTCGCAAAAATATCCTAAGGTGGTTGAATTTTTAAAAGAAAATTCTCATCTATCTTTATTGTTTGAAATTGTTACTCCTAACAATGTCATCGTTATTCGACCAAAAGAAATTGAATTTTATTTGTTAGGAGCCATTAATAAAAATGGAATGTGTGTGGTATCTTCTTCAGATCTATTAAACATTTGGAGAGACACTGGATGTGTTCCTACTCCACAATCTTATCAGATGGATAATATCTGCGACCTTTCTAAAATCTATCAATTAGTAAAAGGATGGAAAGGTAAAGAAGGTATTGTAATTTGTTACAATAAAAATCAAAATAGAATTAAACTTAAATCTGATTGGTATTTGTGGATTCATAGAATCAAGTCTCAGTTGAATTCAGATAAAAATTTAATAGAATTTTATGTAGATCATCAAATGCCTTCTTATGATAATTTTTATAAAATTATTGAGAAAGAATTTGATTTCGAATTAGCAGAACAAATGAAACCTTCTATAGAGAAAGTGTGTGAAGTAGGATTAGAGGTTAAAAAGAGTATTGAAAACATGAAAGACTTTGTTTCAAGTATCCGAGGTTTTGAAAATCGAAAACAACAAGCTCAACACATTTTAGCTACTTACAAGATCTGTAATAGATCATCATTTGTTTTTGGCTTACTTGACGGAAAAGAATTAGACAACAATCAACTTATTAAATTAATGGAACAAACTTATGGGAATGTATGATAATATTATTTGTAAAAAAGAACTACCACTTACAGAAGAATTAAAAAGTTTTCCTGTTAAATGGGATGAAATTATTTTTCAAACAAAAGATTTAGAAAATTGTTTGATTGATTATTTTATTTCGGAAGACGGAGAATTGTTTGAAGAAGTGGTAGAAAGAGAATACATCTATTACACAGAAGAAGAAAAAAAATCAAAAGACTTCAAGTCTTGGAATTTATTTAAAGACGTCATCGAAAAAAATAAATACAATAAAAAAATAGACTACCACGGTAAAATTCTTTTTTACACAACAGAAAACATTTCAGACACCGAAGATGTCTGGGTAGACTTTGAAGCCTATTTCATTTACGGTAAACTTGATCAAATAAAATTAACTAAGGTTGAAAAATATAAATCTCGAAAAATTTCTAATGATAAATTTTGGGAAGAATATAATAAAGAATTAAACAGTTTTAAATTTAAATTAAAAAAGAATTTAGGATGGTTTTGGTTTTGGAAAAAAGTTAGTCACGCTGCAAATAAAATTGCTAATTTCTTTCATTGGATTAATATGATTGTTATTAGATATTTTCTGTAATGAAAAAAATAACTAAACCAGCAGAAAAAGAAGAAGCTGTTTACTACTCTGATTTCAAAGGAATCCCATTTAATGAATGTGGGCCTGATATAGAATTAGACATACGATTCAGCTACGGATCTCAATATGATGGATCTAGATTAATTCTTCATTTGAGTGATGAGGAATTTGAACCTCTTTTAAATTTAATTAAAGAAAAACTTTCATCTGAAACCAAAAAAGAATTTAAAAAATTAATAGATAAATTAGATGATGACTATGAAGCGAGTATTGATTCAAGAGACTTTTATTCATGTCATTGTGTTGGAAACAATTTAGATTTGTTGAAACAATTAATATGAAAGCAAAATTAACTTTTAATTTACCAGAGGAAAGAGAAGAGTATGAAATGACAATGAATGCATTAAAGTACTTTAGTGTTCTCTTTGAATTTGATAACCATTTAAGATCTAAACTTAAACATGAAGATCTTACAGATGAGGTCTATAATGTTTATGAAAAGGTAAGAGGAGAACTTTGGGATATAATGAACAATGAAGGAGTAACACTATGATTAAAAAAGTATTAGAACCAACAGGAGATGTCTGTGTTAAATTTACAGAAGAAGAATTACAACAGTTAAAAATTAATCCAGGGGATAAATTTTCTATTAAAGAATGTGATAGCGGTATTCTTTTAGAAAAATATACTACTATTGATTTAGATATGGGAGAATGGGAAAGAGGAGTTTTGGAATTTTTAATTCAAGAGTCTTGTGAGAAAGACATTTCAGTTAATGAAGTTCTGTCGTCTATTTTAGAATCATATATAAAAAAGAATGATTAATAAAGTAATCATAACCGATTTAGCAAAAGCAGAATCTTATGCCTTTGGTGGTAATAATGATTTTAATGTATGGATTACCGCTATTGATGAGGAAGACAGACATAAAATAAATCGAGTAAAAAAACTTTTATCTAATAAAGGAGTTCTACACTTTGCTCAATATTTTTATGATTGGTCTGATGAAGACCGAGATGCATTTATTATAAAAAATATTGAAACGATGGGTCCTCAATTACAACACGTCAATAATATTATTTCATTTTTAGAACCTATTGTTCAATCTGAAAAAATTTATAATCTCGGTGTTAATTGTTTTGCTGGTGTTTCTCGGTCTACCGCTATTGGTATTATTGCTTTAGTAATGTCTGGTAAAACTCCTAAAGAAGCTTTGGATATTATAATTGGTATTAGACCTATGGCTTGGCCTAATTTAAGAATACTTCGATTCGCTTCTGAAAGGTTAGGTCAAGATCTAGCTACTCCTGTAAAGGAATGGAAAAAAGTATCAAGCGTTGAATTATATAAAGGTGCTACTGGTGGTTGGCATTGCTGATTTTTTTCGTGATTGTTTTTAAAAATTGATCGAATATCTTTTACATGATTGATAACCGTAAAGACAAAAAAGTATCTATGAATCGCCAACCTTTGAATACTTCAGCTTTCTTTGCTGGAAGGAAAAATAAAGTTAAGTGGCCTACTATTCGTAAGGCTTATATGGATGATAATAACGTAGAGGTTTTAAAAAATTATGTGACCTCAAAGGGACGTTCTATTGTCTTCTTGGATGGTCAATATTTGACTAAATTGAACCGTTATGCGGGTAAAGCACCTGAAGAGAGGGCGGTCTTCTGGGAATTTATGATTAAGGAAAAGGATATTAAAGGGGGGCTTTTTCTTCTTTGTTGGTTAGGAAATTTCCATAACGGATGTATTTTCCATGCCGCTCCACAATTTCCTCAAGCTCAGTGTTGGTATGAAGCTCTAGGATATGAACAAGCTAATAGTATTTTTGAAAAACACTCCTTTAAAATTTATAAAGAAGTAGTCAAAATAGTCCATAATGGTGGAAATATTATTGACGATGAAGTTAAAGAGTTTGTTCAGGGAGGAGAAAACCTTTTAAGGTTTTGCTAAAATAGCACAAAGAACATTAGTAATGGTAGTTAATTGTTCTTGTACATTAATAGGATATACCGCTTGGGCGAATAAACCTCTACCGGATCCAGCAATTGGAACCCAGGAAAAGGTATCAGCCATAGAAGGATTATAGCTTAAAGATTGTCCTGGAACTACTGATAAAATTGGTGTAAACATTGGCATATAAAATATATTTATGTTATTAAAGGATAATAATATGGTTACTGAAATTAAAATAAAAGAACCTAATTCTCCTATTCTTTATTTCATTACTGGTGTTGCTGGGTCTGGTAAAAGTACCCTAGCTAAAAAAATTAAAGAAGAAAAAAACATTAAAAACCATTTCGAGGCTGATATGTGGATGGTCGATTCGAAAGGCAATTACTCTTTTGATTCATCTCGTCTGGGTTATTGTCACTCTAATTGTATTAAATTTGCTGAGGAAAGCATGATTCGTGGAGAAGATGTAATTGTTTCTAATACTTCTTTGACAAAAAAAGAAGCAAAACCTTATTTCGAATTAGCAAAAAAATACAAATATACCGTTGCTTTGACTCATCTCTTATCTTATTATGGCTCTGTTCATAACGTTCCGGATTGGAAAATTTCAGAAATGAAAAATAAACATCAACAATATAAAATAGAAGAAGTATAAAAATATGGCATGGGTTAATTTTAATGATCTACCTGAAGCAGAAAAAGAAAAGATAATTCAAAAAGAAATGGATTACCTTTTAGCTGAGGGAGTAGTAGTAAAGATGGGCGATAAGTATCGCATGAAAACCGAAAAAGAAATCCAACAAGAAATCGAAAATATATATAATAGTTAAAAATATGAATCAAGAAGCACAAGAACTAGTCAAGCAATACATTGCTGAAACACTCAAAGATGTTCATGGCATTTCCTCCGATGCTTATTCTTTGATGGAAATGATGATGAAGGTTGATCGTAATCTAGCATCTCAGCTCCATGAAGTGTATGTGCAATGTGTGAAAGCAGGTAATCGTTATTTTATTCCTGCTGACGATAGTGTTGTTTAATCGCAACCTATCCCGGACTTGGCGGCGTCATAGTTCGCTGAACGCATGACGCTTTCCAAATTATCTGCACATACTGCAATCTTTTGTACCATCCATTCATCCATTTCTACGCCTGACATTAAAAAGGCATGTAATTTTTTAGCGTTACTGAAAATGGAAAACAAATTCGACATAGCCATGTAATTTTCTTCACTGTCTTCAGAAGAACAACCACACCCACAACCGTCTTCGGGTTGTGTAGAGACCTCACCAGGAACAGGTGTAGTTACACTTGGTACCATATCAACCGCAGGTCTAATTCCATTAGAAGGTACATTTACTGATTTTTGTATAGCGGAAATGTAAGCTTCTTGTAAAAGGGTGGAGTCTTTAAATACCATATTAATAAGATTATTTATGCATTTTGCCTTAAATAATTCAAAATGGGATTAGAATATATTTCACAGCCGCAAGTCTTTTTAGCTCCTATTAGTGCTCTAGGAGGTATTGAAGGATTTATTAATGTTACTTTAGATACTGTTAACTTAACAGCTTCTAATATTTCTGCAGAAAATGTCATATATTCTCCTGAATTAGTTACAGATAACTTAGTTACAGTTGATGTTCAAGCTACAAATGTTAATGTAGTAGATATTAGATCTGATGTTATTGAGACAAATAATATTATAGCTTATAACTATTTTCTTATTCCTAATACTTCAGTTAAACAAGCTGTTAGTTCATTAGCCTTACCTACAACAACATCAGACATCGAATTAACAGCTAATAATCCTGTTACTATTACTAATTTTACTAATACAACTAAAGGTGTAACATATACCTTAACCAACAAGAGTAGTCATATGGTAACCGTTAGTAGCTCTCCTACAGTCTTTGTAAGAAATGGTACCGCCTGGAGGTCAAATACAGTGACCTTATCTTCTGCTTATCTCGAGTTACCTTATAGGTCTTCCTGTTGTTTGAGAGCAGATAATACTTTTGTTACGGTTTGGTAGGTTGATTAAGATTATTTTTATTATAAAATAAACTACATGAATTCCAGTTGTGTAGTTGTTTTTAGTTCAGGAATGGACTCTACTGTAGTCCTTCATCATTGTTTAAAATCATATGATAATGTTTATTGTTTGACGTTTGATTATAATCAAAGACATCGAAAGGAAATTGATAAAGCTTTAGAATATACTACATCTTTTGGTGTCGGAGAAGATTCAATAATCAAACAACATATTGTAGTAGATTTAAAATTTCTTTCTCTTCTAGCGCCAACGTCTGCTTTAACTAACAAAGACATTAATGTGCCTCAAATGAAAGAGGTTATTGGAGAAGCTCAAAACAAAGCTCATGTGCCTAATAGAAATATGATTCTATTGTCTATTGCTGCTTCTTATGCTGAAGCAGCTAAATGTTCTAAGGTTTATTATGGAGCAGCTTTAGTGGATGATACTAGTGGTCATTGGGATGGTACTTCACAATTTAGAAATAGTCTTAATGATTGTTTGGCATTTAATCGTCTTAACAAAGTACAAATTGAGGCTCCATTAGTTAAAATGTCTAAGAAAGAAATTATTGAATATGGCATTTCATTGGGTGTTAAGTTTGAAAATACTTGGACTTGTTATGAAGGATTAGAAGAGAGTTGTGGTACTTGTCCAGCTTGTGCTGCTCGTATTATGGGATTCCTTGAAGCTAAGGTTATTGATCCCCTACTTTATTCTAAAGAAATACCGTGGCAAAAATATAATTGTGTATCATTATCTAACTAATGTGTAACATTTGCGGATCTCCTTCTTTAGAAAAAGCATTTGACCTTTATCAATCTGGTTTAGAAAGAGGGTCTTTTGCTTCTGGGTTTTTAGGATTTAGTAAGAATCACTTTACTGTTCTTAAACAAGAAGCTCCTTTTGATTTAGAAACACTCCAAGAAGAATTTAAAAGATTAGATGAGTTTGGAATTTATTATCTTTTTCATTCAAGAGCTCCAACCAATTCTTCAAAACAAAGCTTTGATTATACCACTACACATCCTTTTAATTTCGGATTTAATTTTGTAGCTCATAATGGTATTATACAAAACTTTACAGACTTTTCTAATCATTCTGAATTTGAAGTAGACTCTTCTATTATCCCTTACCATCTTCATCTTAACAATGGAGATATAGCTAAAACATATTCCCTGTATAAAGGACTTTTAACTTCTTGGATTTATACTACAGAAAAGCTTTATTTAGTTAAAGCTGGTTCTTCTTTGCATATGGACGAAGATTCTTTTAGTTCTGTATCATTTAAAGGATCTCACAACGTAGATGAAGACGGAATTATCTTTGAATTTAATGGTCCTAACTTTAAACAAACAGGAACCTTTCCTTACAACAATCCTTATTTTCTTTTATGATTAACAAATTATTAATTGTTATTTGCACTCAAGCCAAAACAGATAAAGAATTTGAACAGAAACAAATTTCTTTAAGTTTAAAAAAACAATATGAAAGCAATTCTAATGTTAACTTTCATATCTTTAAAGATAATAAAAAAGGATTGGGTTTGTGTTATAATGAAATTCTTAAAGACCCAAATAACCTAGACAAGATAGCTTTATTTGTTCATGATGATGTAGTACTAGAAGATATATTTCTTTACGAGAAATTAATGTTCAGTCCTTATTCTATTACAGGATTAGCAGGAACTAAATCTTTTAATAAAAAAGCAGACAAGATGGCTTGGCATTTAGCCTCTAACGGAAGAGAAGATTTTGTAGGTGAAGTGGCTCACGTTAACCAAAGTAAACAAGCTTGGACTACAGTATTTGGTCCTACACAATCTAGAGCTTTGATTGTGGATGGGTTGTTTATAGCTTGTAAGGTTAAAGACTTAGTAGATAATGATCTTTACTTTGACGAACAATTTGAATGGCATCATTATGATATGTCATTTTGTTTAAGGGCCAACGAGAAGAAAGTTAAGGTAGGGGTTTTGCCTATTAAGGTTCTTCATTATGGTTTAGGAGATTCTATGTTGAGTTCAGAGTGGGAAGAATCCAATAAAAAATTTAAGGAGATTTATTGCAAATAACATTTAATTTTACCAGGGATTAAATTTAATTTTTTAATTTCTTCTGATGTTTTATAAAAATTTCTAACACCATTGTTGCACACTTTCCGGGTTATTGTTATTTGACCCAATTCAAGATTTAATTCTTTAATTTGTTCCGGTGTTTTTCTGAAATTTTTAACACCATTATTACACCACATTTTTCCTCTAACAATGTCACCCATATGCTGAATTTTTAACTCTTTTAAATCATCTGGTAATTTTTTCCAATTGTCCTTCAATGTATCGGAAGTTTTAGTTTTTCTTTCAGTTGTTATAACTTGTTTATTTCTCATTTCTTTTAATTTTTTGATACGCTTTAATTTTTCTTGTTCGGTGAGATTTTGCCAATTATGTTTTTGTAATTCGCTCATTTTTTCATTTATTTCTTTTCTTTTCCATTGAGGTGTTTTTAATTTACCTTTTTTTACCGCTTCACTGTTAGCTTTTTTTTGTTCGTCAGTCCAATTTTGTTTTGTTTGTTTCATTTTTTGTGCTGTTTGTTTTCTCTTTAAACTTCTACCTACTTCTTGTTTTTCTCGAATAATTTTTTTTTCTTCACTTGTTTTGCCATCAGACATAAATCCACCACCAGCCACATTTGTTAAATTGTAGAATTTTGGATTAATCGCACAATTAAATTTTTCTAACCAATATCTTTCTTTTTCTAAAAGTAAATCTTTATTATCTGCTATTTCAATTATTTCCTTTTTAAAATTATGTTTACCGTATTTTTCTATTGCTTTTCTCATCGCCAAACCCGAACCTAAATAAGAGTCATTTAATTTACCCCAATGAGATCCTATATATTGCATACCGTTTAGTTTATTTGTTATTTTATAAATGTAATACTGTTTCATTATATTTATTTATCGGATGAAGGTAACACAATAACAAAATTTGTTGATTTTGTAAAAATTTATACCATAATGAAAAACGTATGATTATTACAAGACAACAACTAAAAGAAGCAACTGGTGTGGATTATTATGATGGATCTGTTTTACATAACCTTTTTGGTTACAAATTCCTAAAGAAGTCGGTAACAGCCACTGGAGATATTATTTCTTTCATTGCGCCTTGTTATGTTAGTGATAATCTTATAGATCTCGAAGACTCTATCAATAAAGATTATATCTATTCTGATATGGCTATTAACTTTCTTATTGAAATTCCTTTCGTAGATTTGTTTGGAGGGATTTGTTTTCAACGTCTGTTTAATGCTCAACTAGGTTCATTGCTTTGTTCAAGCTATCTAGAGAAATCTGGATATGTTGATGGTGATGACATCATGATTGTAGATGGAGAAGAACCTAAAAAGTGTTCTGTCTCTATTGCTGCTCAAAAGAATAATTGTGTGTTGATTCATACAGGTATTAATATGCAAGCAGGTCCTAAAGCCCCTTCCTTTGCTTATTCTACAGAATTGGATGAATTGGAAGCTATTCACTTTATGCAAGAGGCAGAAGAGATTTTCCAAAACATGACTAGAGATATTCATGTGGCGTTACGCAAAGTGGTTGTATGACTATCTTTGACCATCTCAAAGACATTATAACAAGTAAGAAAGGAAATTTACCTTTAGACAATTATGTTCCTTTCTTAATCAATCGATGGTTATCTTTTGCATCTCCTTCTTCTTGTATAGCAATTAATGAATCTGTTAATTGTTTAGGCAATATTGATAAAAACATTCATTACAAACTTTTAATTGGATGTTTCCCCAAACAAAAATATATGTCAAAAATAAATTATATTAAAAAAGTTAAAGAAGAAAAAGAAGAAGAAAAAGATTCTAGAATTAACATTTTATCAAAGACAATGGAACTTTCTCAAAAAGAAATTAAACAAATGCTTGACTTTACTAATAATAATGATAAATCAAATATATGATTCTACCAAGAGAAAATAACGGCATCGTACCAGAAGACTATAAAGACCTACCACTACCCGAAGATTATGAAATTACAGAACTATTAGGTGATGTAATCATGGTAAAGTATCTCGACGCTACAGAAGGAGGAGTTATGAGAAACGGAATCGTACTCCCTACAAGTGTAGTTGACACTAGAGCATGGAGAGTAGGAGAAGTGGTATTAGCAGGACCTTCATGCAAACAAGTTAAGAAAGGTTCTAAAGTTATCTTCCCAGGAGATCGAGGACTTCAAGCGATTCGTCAAAAAGAAGGCATGGTTATCTTCCTTTCTGAAAATCGTATCTTCGGTATCTGTGAGGTTAAAGAGAGTGTTGCATGAGACTAGGAAGAGATGCATTAGCTTTAATGCTTCTTCAAAACGTCATTGAATTAAAGTTTCGTAGAAGAATTAATAAGCCAGGATTTAATGATTACAGACGAATGCTTTGTACTAATGATTCTGGTTTATTAATGTCTAAATTAGGAAGAGAGATTCTTAATTACGATCCACCAATAGGACCGGGATTACCTTATGACCCTAGAACAAAAAATTTAATTCCCGTTTACGATATATTCATGCAAAATTATAGAATGGTTAATTGTAATGATGTGGAGGTAGTCTCTGTTATTAAAACATCACCAGACCCAAAAGAATTTTGGAAATATTTCAATGAAAAAATTTACCCAATGTCGGCTACACAAAAAGCTATGTTCATGGACAAATAATGATTAACGTATCAAACACTTATTTAGATGAAATGCCTGCCGAAGATTTTTTTACAAAAAACCTTCAATGCAGTCTTATTTTTAATTTAGGAACTAAAACTATTAGAAAAGGTAGATTGATTATCTTTAAAAAGAGTCATTTCTTTATACAAATTTCTTTATTAACAATTAAAGGAAATCAAGAAACCTTCGAAGTCCCTATTCCATTTAAAGTGGAATATCATCCCGGAGAAAATTTAATTTATTTTGATTATAGATTAAAATCTTTAACCGGTAATAATGAAGACCTAAAAGATTTAGTTTTACATCAAATTAAAAAGAATACCCCTTCTCAATATTTTAATAAAATTTTAGAGATACAAACATTTATACCCGAGCAAACATAAATATAAAAAATGAATACACCAAAATTTGATCAACTTGTTAATCGCCTTCTTTCTGAAAAAGAATTAGGAGATGTTAAACTCAATCTTCAAAAAGATTATTATTTAAAATCATATGATGAAATTCCTTCAGGAACCTTATCAGATGATGAGCGTGTTGCTTATGATCGCTTGAGTGGTATGTCTGGTGAGGTTCACAGCGGTGAAGCCTTTTTAAAACAACTTCAAAAAAGCGGGTTAGGTAGCCGTGATATTAATAAGCTTTTAGGTTTAGGTGTAATGGAAGTTGCTGAACAAGAAGGCGAAGGTGATGTTAATGCTCTCGAAGTACCTGAAGATGAAATGTCACAAAGAGATCGTTTTAGTACATCAGACGTAGAAGACTTGGTAAGTCCTTCTTTTAAAAGCAGCAGAGGTTTCGGAGAAGATTAATTTTATGGAAAGCCGATTTGATACTCTGTGTGAAAGTATTCTCACAGAGGCTAAGAAATCTTATTCCGCTAAAGCTGCTAGAGCAGGAAAAAAAGTTGCTGGAGCTGTGCTCGCTAAACTTCGCAAGAAGTAATCTGAATTAATTCTATACCGAAAGCTTGGGCTAGATCAATAGTAGAAGGATCGTGTTGATAAACATCCTTGTAAACTATTTTCTTTATACCGTAAGAAGCTAAAGAACGTAAACAATCATTACAAGGTAATAGAGTCACCGCTGCTAAATAGCATTCATTAGGTTTTATATATCTCAAAGCATTGACCTCTGAGTGAACAACATACCTTCTGCGTTCATCTCTATTAGACCAATCTTCTGACATACCAGAAGGAAATCCATTAAACCCTAGTGATGCTACACTATGATCGTGTCGAAGAAGACAACAACCCACTTGTACATAAGGGTCTTTGGATTTTAAAGAAGCTACTTCAGCAAGCATTAAAGCATACTGTTCCCAAGATATATTAATAGGTTTGGTATCCATTATTTGTAGACCAAATTACTTGTTTAAAATTATGGTATCTCAAAAGAGATTGGCAAGAAGAACAAGGTTTAGCTAAAGCAATTTTATCATTACGGTCGTATCTTAAATTAACTAAAGTGCATTTACGAGTATCAATATTAGTTAATCTTTTTAATTTAAGAATAGCATTTAATTCTGAGCAAGTTTGTTTTTGATCTGAATAATCCTCTCCAGTAATTCTAGAAATTTTTTTATTTCTGAGGTTCATGGGATGAGTCTTATTAACATTAAGACCTGTAGATATCAATCTATTCTTATAAAGAATAAAAGAAAAATGCCGACAACGATTAGCATTGTGATTATCTAAAAGAGACAAAGCAACGTCTTCAAGCTTTTGAAAAGGTATTGTCGTTGAAATCACTTAATTATTCCGAAAAATCTTCTTCGTCTCTTGACTCAGTAGATACAATGGCTAATTTTTCACTATCGCTTAATCCAAATCCACAAGCGATTAAAAAGCTTTCAAAGGTTTGTAAAAGATCATCTAGATCTAAATCCTCTTTAATTTCAATAGAAATTTTACCCGGAAGTTCAGGAGCAACAGAAGACCCGGAAATTTTTTTAGTAAATTTATAAACAACCTGATTAGGTTCAGATATAGAAATCATGAAATGTGTTTAGCTTCTTTAATGTAACTGTATAAAATATATTTTAAATTTTCAAATTGCCGTGCTTTATCTGTAACCCAATTATCAAATTTTTGTGGGTCACTAACGTCTATTTTAAATTTGGCTAATCCTGTTTTTAATTCTTTCCTTAAATCATTTATTTCTGCTTTAAGAGCATTAAAAAGGAAACGTTTATCAGCATTGGGTTGGTTTTTATATTCGTTGTAATCTTTTTTGGCATTAAATGCAAGTGTACTAATTCTTAATAAAAGAGAGTTTAATACTTCTTCTAAAAGAATTTCTTCACATAAGAGTTTAAAATCAATTGCCATAATAAAATATATTTATCATGGTTCTTTAGGACGATTGAAATAAACCCAAACTTTTATCCAAAGCCTCCACAGAAAACGAAAACGAGGTTTGTAATCGAGAATAGCTTGATC